GATAAAGTTAATGAAGCATCTGGCGAAGAAAATGCTGTAATAATTCCAGAAGAATCATTTTGAACGGTAATACGTTCTTGCTGATATCCACTTACTCCAGAAGAAGTATCAACTGCAGAAACTCTCTTGTGACTAAAATCATGATAAGTTGTACCACTTAAAGTTACATAATCACCAACACCAAAAGGTGATTGAGTTCCTTCGGCAAAATCAATAATTGTAGTAGATCCAGTTGTTACACCAACGACTCTGTTAGAAGCCTTTGTAAGTGCCAGTGTTACGCTTTCGCCAGAAGGAATGTAATAATCACTTCTGGAGGCAACTGGATCGCCATCAATTTTTACATGAGCTGCTCCACTAACAGCGACAATTCTTACAACATTTGATTGTACTGAAAATGCCGAAGATGTAGAAGCTGCTCCAGCTGAAAAATTAAAAGAGGCACCAGCCCCAACTGGTCTATGAGACATTATTTTAGAAAGTACACTTTTAGTTATTTATTAAATTAATTATTCTTCGTCTGCAGACTCAATTTCGTCTGCTTCGTTACTAAATGTATTTGCCGCTACGATTGGGCGAAAAGCATCTATTTTTTCTGCTGATTTCGAGAAAAGAATTTCTTTGATTTTATCACTGATTTGGGATGGTGATTCGTCAGCAATAATCATATCCAGAAGATCATCCATTTTAATACCTATAAGTAATCGTTTTTATTTATATTTCGCCACCCTTGGGCATCTTTGAAATACCAGGAGCTTCAGTTGATTGACCCTGTGGCTCTAAGTCTGGTTCCATAATTGGAGCACCTAAATCCATGGCAGATTGATCACCTGCTGCTGGTTCTTGTGGTTGCTCTGCTCCCATCTCAACTGGAGCAGCATTTGGATCTGGAATTAAACCATCTGCAATTTCTTTTTCAATAAGAGCATTTTGCTCTAAGATCTCAGTGTCAGTTTGACGTAAAACTTTTCTTCTCACATAATCTAATGAGAAGTATTTTCCAACGTATGGCTCTGCTGCAGCAACCATTCCAAGTCTTTCATTTAATAATTCTGCTTCTTTGAGTTCTGCAAAATGATTATCATATAAGAAATCATATTGAATGTGCTCACTCATAATCTCCCAATCTTCGGGAGTAACGATATTTTTGAGAATAAGTTGAGTTCTCAACATATCATTAAACATATTAGAAAATCTCTTTCTCAGTCTTCCAACAAATTTACTGAACTTTAATTCATCTCTTAAAATTTCAGATGAACGACCCAAGTTAAATCCACCCTCTCCATCCATTCTTGATGGTGGAACATTGAGTGAGCGGTAGAGTTTTTTCTTAAAATATTCAATATCAGTAATTTCTCCGAGATTTTGTCCACCAGGAAGAGTTGTAATTTCAGTTCCTCTGCCACCCTCACGGCGAGGGAGCCAAAAATCTTCTAACATCGCCATATATTTTTTATCATCACGAATTTCTCCGGTAGAAGCATCGTAAACAAGTTTATTACGATATCTCATCATAACATCACGGAGATATTGTTCTGCTTTTACTTTTGGTAGATTACCTACATCAATATAGAAAATTCTGCGCTCAGGTGCGCGTGATAATCTATAGATAACAAGACTATCTTCAATCATACGGAGTTGATTGAGAGATTTGATTGCTTTATGTAAGTATGAAAGAGTATTTCCTTTATTCCTATCAACCAGTCCAGAAGTGCAATAGGTAATAGAATCTTTTGACATTTTAATGCCATGGCTTGCACCAGTTGCATTAAGATTTCCTGTAGGATATTGAGATTTGGGGTTGTAAATGAAGTATTCTTCAATTTGAGGGAACTCGTAATCCATAGGATTATCACTTTGAATTACGTTTGCCCTATATTTTTCTTTATTTTTCTTTTTATCTTGTCTAACATAACGCATTTTCATTGCGTCAATATATCTCAATTCTTGAATACCGTCATGAGGATTTTTTAGATCTATCATTTTATGATAATAAATCCTACCATCAATATACCAATTCCTATAAATCTCATGGGATTTTTTATCAAAATCAAGGAGATCTAAAATATATTTAAATTCTTGTCTTATTTTCTTTTTAATTCCATCACTTGCATTCAGATTATCTAAATCAATTTGAACAGGAGTATCGTTTGTGTCCGAAACAATAGCTTCATTTACAATATCTTCAATAGCACTATCAACTTCTGGATGAAGTGCCATTTCACGATATCTTTTGATTAATTCAAATTCTGTTCTATATACTCCTTCAATATCAACATATGAACCAAAAAAACCACTACTCAAATAATGGTCAACCCCGTCCTCATTATTAGGAGGTACGGGGGAAACCGCATTTGGAGATAATGGTTCAGTATCCTCAATAGAGAATCCAAATAATTTTGCCATAATTTATTAGTTTAGAATTAATCTTTAGACTATTTATTAACCGTTAGAACCACCAGCTGCAACTATATTATATGATTGAACTTGGAATTCTACGGTAAATTCTTCAATTGTGTCTGAAGAATCATAAGAAAGATCAATTGCTGAGACATTTGTTGGGAAGATATCAATAAATTCATACTCTGCAAGAACAGAGTTGGCATTTCCAGTATTATCTGTGCTGTTCACTTTTGATCCTCTTCCTAACTGGAATACTCTGGCAGTAGCCATGTATGCTGAAGGGTCAGTTGCTCCAAGATTGAGTTCAAGACTTGCAATTTGATTTGACCACTCTTCAAATGCTCTTCTTAATACGAAGTCTTCGTCATTAATAATGGTTACTGTCCATGCGTCAATGGTTCTATCACCAGCTACCTTAAATGTTCTTCCACGGAAGGGAACATCAATAGATCCAATATTTTGAGCTGGAAGTTGTGCTGCCTTACACATGAACTGAAATTTGTCAGCATCAAATGTTGGAAGGTCAAATCCAAGTTCACTCAATGTCATCTCGACCACGAATAGATTGGGGCGGGCACCGCCCCCAGTGAGTGATGATTTAAACTGAGAAATAGTTTTGTTATCTTTTGTTGTTGCCATTGTTAAATCCTCCTTTTGTTATTTAGATTATGAAATTAAACTCTACCAGCTACTTCTTCAAAACTTACCCCAGTTCTGGTGGCAACAAATGTTAGAGTTACGTAGTTAATAGATTTTGCTGGTTTTAAGAAAATATCAGCTCTAAATTCATTATTATCAATAACATCAGGAGTATTGTTTGTGCTGTCACAAACAACGAGAAATCCAAAGAGACCTCTCTTTGCCTGAACATCACGGAGATATGGTTCAACAATGTTTCTGAAGTTTGCTCTTGTCAGTTCATCGTTTAATTCAAATAGTTGTGCTTGAGCAGCTCTTTGAAGTGCTTGTTCAATTGTAAGGAACAGGCGACGAACGTTAATTCTATCAAAAGCTGATGCATATCCAAGAGCAGTTTTATCACCAAAGAGAAGAGTTCCAACACCAGGTTGAGTAACTATAGCGTTAACTCTTTGTGGATAGAGTTGATCTCTTTGAGCTTTATTTGGATTGTATGCAAGTTTAATTGCGTTGTTAATAATTCCTCTTTGCTGTCCAGCTGGTGAGAACCAAGGATATGCAACAATATTTGTGCGGCACATCAAACCAGCAACGTCTGCGTTACAAGGAATGTAAACAAACTTGTTATTAAATCTATCATAGGTATACTTATATCCACTATCAAATACTGCGTATGATGAAGATGAAAGTGAACTGAAGTACTTAACTAAGTTTGTTGTCTGAGTTGTTGTGTTAGTAATTCCAATCAAATCAGCTCTATGTGGTCCGACTGTTGCAACACAATCTTTTCTTTCTTCTGCTATAGAAATCAGATATTGCGCTTTTGCCTGAGTATCTGCTTGAGAATCAAATCCAGGACCCATGATTAGATAATCGACTTGGATTTCATCTTTATTTGAGAATAATCCATATGATGTAATCAAACTTCCCAGAGTTGGTTTCATTCCACCAGCAGCACTATAATCTACACCGCCGCCAAGTGTATATGTTTTATTTCCAATAGCGTTAAACGAAACACCTTGAGCATTTAGACCCCAGAGACCATCTGCTGTTGAGATTGGGGTAAACGATGCCGCAGAAACTCCAGAATAAGTTGTAAATCCAACAGCTGTTGGTGCAGTTCCATGATATGAATCTGCAGTAGAACCGGGATTTCCGCCAGCATAAATTTGTGATGAAAAATCAGCGATGTACTGCTCGTACCAAATCTTTTGTGGTGAATTTACCGCAGATACTGCATCTAATGCTTTAGATAGACCAACATGCTTCTCAAGAATTGTTCCTTGATTACCAGTAATCGCACCTAAATCATCCACTACTACTACGTGCAACTCATCATCATAAGAACTTCTTTCGGAAGCGTATCTGGTTGTGGTTGGTTTTGGTGCAATTGACTTCCAATAAACAGTGCTGTTTGTCAGTCCAAGTGTTTGACTATCATACCAGTCAGCGATTGTTGCTACTGTTGCTGATCCGGCATTTGTACCACCACTCTTGGTGAATTTTAGTGAATCCCCAACACTGAATGCAGCAAAGTTTGTTCCTTCTGCATAATCAACTTTAGTTTCTGTTCCTCCAGAAGAAACTCTGGAAAGAATTTTAACATTAATTGTTGAATTTGCGTTTGTTGCATCAGTTGAAACTCCTGTAATGATTCCCTTGAGATAACCACTAAACGAAGAGGTTGATCCAGCACCAGGTAGAGTTACTGCAGAAAGAGCAACGGTTACTCCGTAACCTACGGTAGCACCAAGTCCTGCCAAACTTGTAGTTGTAATTCCAATTGTTTGGTCGGCAAAATTGTCAATAAAGCAAACTTTCATATTATTTGCCCAAGAACCTGGGTTTTTAGCAGCATACGTAAAGTTATTGGCATCTGAATGGTTATTGATATAATCGTCGTAATTATCAATATCCAGCGAAGTAGTATACGCTACTCCAACACCAGCGTTTGCGTTATTAAGTGCGCTGCCACCAGTTCTTACAACTTTAAGAACTCCACCATACGATAAGTATGATGATGCACTCATCCAGTATTCGTATTGGGAATCTGTAGAGAGTGGTTTTCCGAATACGTTAATTAATTCTTGTTCCGTAGTGATGTCAATTGGGTGGTCAACTGGTCCAATTGGAAAGGGTCCCGCAATTGCACCAATGTTATCTAAAACATTATCAGCTCTTCCTACAGTTAAGTCAACCTCTCTGACGAGTACGCCTGGAGATAATTGAGGAGTCGCCATGTTTTTCTCCGTAAAGTCTCAGTTTATCTACAAAATATTTATTAAAAAGATACTTTTCGCGGGGGAAATGAGACGTGAACTATCTACCAGTCAGGATACTCCCATAAATTAACATTTTTTGAAATTGCTCTAGACCTGACAATTCTTTTTACTGTACAATCTTTGCATTCATATGAATATGATGATGCTACTGCTCCTCTATCTTTCCTAGTTCTATAAAAACTGTCTATTAAATTTTTAGTTTCTCCACAAACTCTACATCTTCTATCAACAAGCAATAAATGTCCTAAATTTATTTGCTTATCTATTTCCATCATCTATACTCCCACATATACGCCATGTCACCATATTCATCAGTAAACCATCTATCTCCACTACTATCAACAAAACTTGAATCATCAATTCCATCAACAATAAATCCAAATGGTGCCATGTCTTGTTCTATTTGATTTTTTTGTTCTTCATATATTCTCTTCCTCACATCTTGATCTGTTAGTTCTTTAAAATAATCTTGAGCAACTAACCAAGCATATATTACCAAGCACATTGCTAAGTCATCGTTGCATCCTTCTTCTGCCTCAAACGAATTGTGTTTCTGAACAAAAGTAGTTAACTCTGAAATTATCTCATAATCGTTGAATATTAGTTTATTTTCTTCTATAAGAGTTTTGAGGTTTAAAGACCCTACTTTTTTAACTGTTTTGGACATCTTTACGCCCAACTGAGTTTTCTTTCCAGAAAATCCTTGTCCAACTATTTGCCCTGCCCTACCTCTCATTGAGCACATTAACACATTTTGATATTCCAAATCATAATGAAGAAGGGATGCAACTTGATCTCCAATATCATTTACTTCACATAAAATGTAAGCAGAGTTGTAGTTTTTTGCTACCTCAAAAATAATATTTGGGAATAGCATAGGTTTAATTTCATTATTCCTATACTTTGCAACAATTTTATGTGGGAAGTTGGTTATATCAATTACTACAAAAGCTGAGTAGTCTTCGCTAACTCCTCTAGCAACGTCCACTGTAATAACATAATCATGTTCATCTTGAACTTCTTCATACACATCTAATCCAACATTTCTCTTAATTGGATGATCATAAACTAAACTACGCAACTTACTTGGGGCAATAAGGGTATCAACAGATCCTAAAAATTCACACTCAAATTCAACTTTAAATTGTTGTTCTGAAGTGTTTGCAATTGTTTGCGCTTTCCATGCTTCATCTCTTCCCGGAACTTCACTCCAGTGAACATCAGTAAAGACATATTCATTTTTACTACGCTCTGCATCATGCCACATTCTGTAAAAATGGTTCATACCCTTTGGGGTAGAAACAATAATCACCTTCGTTGATTTACCAGAAGAAATTGTTGGATATACTGAACTAAAGAAGTCATCTGCAATATGATTTGGAACGAACGCAAATTCGTCCAAAAATATAATATTGAATGACATGCCACGAACCGCAGAAGCAGAAGTAGAAGCAGCCAAGATTTTACTTCCATTCTCCAATTCCAAAGAACCCTTGTTCCATGAGATAATACCTTGCTGCATCCACTTTGGTAGATTTTCATAAGCGGTCTGTAACCTGTCTAGGAGCTCTCTGGCGGTCGCTGCTTTGTTTGCTAGGATACCTATATTAACATTATCATTAAACACCGCGTAGTGGAGCAGGAACGATACTACGGTAGTTGATTTGCCAGTCTGTCTAGGCATCTTACAGATATTAAATCTGTGATTATGGAAATTATTAATTAATTTCTCTTGGAAATGATATGGTTTAAAGGTTTGAAGACCATGATCAAGAGTAACAATTTTTACATAATTATTTGCAAAGTAAACAGGATCATTTTGACACTTAATGAATTCCTCAATTTGTTCTTGAGTGAATTCAATTGGAGTATTGGCTTTTTTGAGCAGAGGATTGCCCAAATATACATCACTAGTCATAAAATGTTTTTTTATCCTTGATACACTACAGAAGTTGCGTAAATATCATTTCCACTATCGACAGATATAATATTAGTTCTTTCTTTTTTGATTAATAAAAATGATTCGGACGGCATATAAACTGTTCCAACAGTGACTCCAGCATCAGTTTTTTCAATTATATAGTGATTTCCAGATCCAGTATGTTGAATTAAAATATACTGTGCTCCAAGTCCATTAATATCTGAAACTGTCGTTCCTATTCCTGATAATTGTTGAGAGTTTCCTAAAATTTTAATAGGTCCGTTCATTAATTACAGTTCCAACGACGAAGGGCTTTGTTAATTCTTGAATCTGGATCTCTTGCAGTTTCCGCAGAGGTCAGTTTGGATTTCATCCCTTTCATACGTCGGCAAAACGAAGAGCGACGTTTTGCTCTTTTTCCGGATGGATTTTTTTCAGTTACTGCTGTTTGAAGTTTTGAACCTGGATTTTCACGACGATAAGCATTAACTGCTGATTGACTTAATCCATCAGTCTTGTCCTGCCTATTTACCTTTTGCCAATCTTCGTTAAACTCCACCTGCTCTCCATATGGTTTAACATATTTTTTTGATGGTCCTGGAGATGCAAAATTACCTCCTTGCGGACCAATCGATTGAACTAGAGGTTGTCCTGGTTGAATTTCGGAAACCGCATGATGAACTATCATCGATCCTGGATAAACTTTTTGAAGTTCATCATTAATTTCTTTTCTGGTTGGTAACTTTACTTGTGGGAAAAAGATTTTTAATGCGTAATATTTTCCTCTCCAAGAAAGCGTAACCATAACAACGTTTCCAGTTTGAGATTGTAAGCGAGTTGCCTCTTCAATTTGCGATTTAAATCCTTTAATTGGATCTGGTTTAATTACATCAACAACTTCTGCAAATGTATTTCCATCAGCATCTTCTATCGTTATATTTTCCTTTTTAACACAACGATTATATTTTTTTCCAAATAAAGTTTGACTTCCTTTTTTCTCATATCCAGGCCAACACTTTTGACCTTTTTCGTTTAGTGTGATTAATCCTAGTTCTTCTAAAACTTTTATTTGAGAGGGGCTAAATCCCTCTGATTTATTACCCCAGTTAGCAGCACCTACCTTACGGCACTTAACCAAGGCTCCAGAAGCATATGCACTTGGCCAAACACTATAACGAGACTTCACTTTATGATAACAAGCATCTTTTTTACCACTACTCTTGCCTGGTTTATCTTTTGCCTCTTGTACTTCCATTTCTTCTTTCATTTTCTTTTTGGGTGAATCTGTAGAAACATAAGTTGGCTTTGCAGCGCCTGATTTTTGTTGTTGACCAGGATCTGCTGCTTTTTTTCTTCTTGCTGCGGAAAGTCTCTCTGCTGGTGTCATACTTGCTCTCTTAGCAGAGGAAACACATTTTGGAGTTCCTTCTCCAGGTTTATCACTTGCACAAGTTCCTCCAGTTACTACATTTACCCATCCAGGTTTTCCTTCTTTTGATTTGGATTTGCCAAACCAATCACGAAGTCCTTCTTCTGTTACACTATTTAATGTTTCTCCTATGAGCGTACAATCTTTCATACCATGCTTAGGACACATTTTCCCTTTTTTTGTATGATTGCAAGAGACCTCTACCGGCACACCGATGCCCACCTCTGTTGGTTTTATTGTTTGTCCAGGAGTATTAAATCCACTTGGAAGAGGTTTACACTCTTTG